ATCGATCTTCTTGATCACTCACAGCAAGAGCTTTAGTTACTGGTTTGTTAATCTGGTTTGTTAATTGGTTTGTTACTTGTACATGGTCTCTCAGTCCAAGATCGTAGTTGGTGTCTGAGTCCAAATTGGAGTTGGTGTCTGGGACCAACTTGGTCTCTAATGCCAAGTTGGTCTCTAAGTCCAAATTGGTAAGTCTTTCTGGCATACACATCGTATATTGATTGCAGCCTGTGAACCCCCTCTTCTTCTTGGTCAACCAACCCTTCTTTGCTAGGCTAGTCGTTATTTTAGAAATGCGAGTCTTATCGCTAATGTTAGAACGCTCAGAGAGTGCCTCTAGGCTTGGAAAAACTAACTCGGTCACTTTGCCCCGATAACTGAACAACGCCAGTAAGACGCGCCTTTCGGGATCTGAAAGCATCGAATCAGTTAAAGCCTCCAATGGCGCAACCAGAATGTTCATCCCAAGCCCCTCTCGCGTATTCCTTTAGCATCCATAGAGAAGTTCGGAAAAGCGTCCGATAATTCTCTACACAGTTTTTCGTGTATTTCGAGGTCTTGAGAAATGAGAAAATTAATTCGTTCAGTTTTAGAAACGCCCAATGCAGAACACATCTTGCCAAAAACTATATCTCGGCCTAAGTCGATGTTGACTGTCATTTTATATTTTTCAGACATTCGGCCTCCGTTGACTGAACAGTTTGATTTGTTTGATGCAGAAGCACAGCGATCTGATAGCCCCGAAGCTCTGGGACAAACTCTCCCCATTGACTCACCGCAGAGTGGTATATACCCAAGGCATCAGCGAGTTTCTTAACGCCACCAAATGATTGAATGGCTTCTTGCTTTAATATTTTCATGCATTAATGTTAGCACACTGACTTATTAATGCAAACATTTGAGCATCATTAAAATGTATTCTAGCTAACAGGAACCCATAACAACCACATGAGTATATAGACATGGATTTAGGCAAAAAGGTAAAGGCTTTACGGAAAAGCGAAGGATGGTCCCAGCTGGACCTGTCAAAAAGGACTTTACTGAGTAGGGGCAGAATTGCCCAGTTAGAAACCAACCCAGTAGCGGAGGTAAAAGGCGACAGCTTAGTCTCGCTGGCTAAGGCGTTTGGCATCACGACAGAACAATTAGTGTCGAACCGTGACCCAGGCAAAATGGTGGGGCTCAAGCTCCAACCAATTACAAGGAAGGCTCCTATTATGAGATGGGATAGTTTACCTGACATTTTAACAGGAAATTTTATTTTGGAGAGTTCAAGATGGGTAGGATGTCCACATGATTTAAATGAAAATAGTTTTGCGTTGGAAGTTGAAAATGACGTAATGACCAACACCGTTGGGCGAAGTTATGCTCAAGGGTCTTTAATTTTTGTTGATAGAGATAGGCAAGCAAAGTCCGGTGATCGCGTAGTTGCAATTGACCAGGTGACGCTGCAATCAGTGTTTCGAGAGTATGTGATTGATGGTGGGGTTGGTTATTTAAAAGCCCTTAATACCGCATATCCAATTATCGAAATGACTGACAAACACACCATCATAGGTGTCATTGTCGGCTCTTATATAGCCGAATAAATTTAGAATTAGGAAATGTATGTTAGTTTCAGAATTAAACAATAACCGATCAAAAAATCTTGCTTGGATGATTCAAGATTGGCCCTGGTGGATTATCCACACAGACCGATTCTTTGATTGCTATCCTGCGGTTGCTCTTGATCAACCCATATTTAAGAATATGGCAACAAACTTTGGAAACAACGACAACGAGCAGTGCCAGCAAGGGCCACCTCTATAATTTGCTCTTTCTTGATACCATATTCCTCATTTTTCCCGATAAAACCCCCCTTTTCAGCTAACATTATAAATTCATTTAACCCTTCCGCTTGACTATAAATGTCAGTCTGCTAACATGTACCTACATTAAATGTATATCAAAGAGCATTTGGAGTAGATCATGGACACACAAACTCACTGTCATGTAAGCAATCAGGTCAACATTCACACTGATGTGACTGAAGTCCCAGACTATATTTTAAACGATGCGTTCAACGAGCTAAAAGATGATCTTCTTTATGATGGCTCAGTAAAAATTGGCACAAACCATTATCACGTTACTGATCTTTATCAGTATGGCGATGAAGAAGAGCAGGCGCGTGTTATCTCATTAGCGTTTCGTTTTCCAGAAGAAGCCAGCCAGCTTGCTCAGGAAATCATTACCAAGTGTGCCTCAGTTTACTTTAAAAACAACCACCCTGAGCTCACGCTTGAGTGGTATGCCGATAAACATTCGGAGTATTGATCATGACTAAAGAGACTTTAATCATCAACACAATCGGTATCCTGATATGGGTAATAGTAACAGTCTGGTGGACCGTGGGAATGACCTCATGAGCGCATCAGTCCAGGTATGGATGTTTGTAATAATATTAATTTTAGTAGGAGTCGAGCTATGAATAATGTAGCAACAATTAACCCCAGTATTGTGTATGAGCCAAGCCAGACAACGCACTGGAAAACCCTATTTCCGAATAAGACCCTGTTACTTGGTTCGCACAATCTTAATGAAGGTGAAGAGCTAGTAGCCACGATTGATCATGTCGAAATGCAAAGCATTAGAAGCACAAATGGTCAGCAAGAAGAAGTGCCAGTAATCACTTTTGTAAATGCCCCACCAATGGTAATGAACATTACCAATGTAAAAACCATTGCCTCTTTGTACGGCCCTAGCTACCACCACTGGAAAGGCCAGAGCATTCAAATATACGCAATGATGGTGAAAGCATTTGGCGATGAAGTAATGGCTTTGCGCGTCAGAGCAGCAATACCTGATACCAATGAAAACATTGACCAGTATGTAAACAGCCTAAGTAATTGCACCACAATGCAAGAATTAAAGCAGGCGTTTACTTCAATACCAAAACATTTAAAAGCTCGTTTGACTGAGCATAAAGACACCATGAAAAACAAGATAGGAGCGTCTAATGTATAAGGTTGATATGGAGCAAAAGTCTTTGGATTGGCTTAAAGCTAGGCATGGCAATGTCACTGGCACTAGTCTTAGTAGCGCACTGGGGACTCCAGCAGTACAGAAGACATTGATGTACTCGTTGATTGCAGACCGTATGACCGAAGTCCAGATGAGCGATTTAAGCACTCCGGCTATTGATAGGGGCAATGAGTTAGAGCCCTTTGCTATTAAGGCGGCATCATATGAAATGGCTTTAGATTTTGAAGAAACAGGCTTATTGCTGGATGACAAATACGCACGCTTTTCCATATCACCCGATGGCATATTTGAAGAAGATGGCGTGATCACTGGGGGCATTGAAACCAAATGCCCAAACAGTAAAAAGCACGTTGAATATTTGATGAAGAATGAAATACCCAAAGAATATCTCTACCAGGTCAAAGCCCCATTTATCATGTCAGATGACGTTTCATTTTGGGTATTTGCAAGCTTTGATGACCGGAACTACGAGCGTCCATTGTTCGTTAAAACCGTCACCAGAGCCGATTTTGATGACATCGATGAGTGCAGAGAAAAGCTTCTTAAATTTTTAGATGTGGTCAATGAAGGCCACATGGACTTAACTTTTTAAAACAACTGGAGAATGAAAATGAGTCAGTACGACAACAATAATCGCGGAGCAATATGGGCCAACGCCAAAACGAAAGACACGCAGCCGGATTTTACAGGCTCTATTTTAGTGGATGGCAAAGATTACTTTTTAAGTGGTTGGAAACGGAAGGCAGATGCTAACCCGAAAAGTCCAGCACTTAGCCTGGCTGTGACAGTTAAGGATAACCAACCCCACACTCAAGCTCCACAGCAATCAACTCAAATGGCTGAAGCAAAGGCTGCGATGAGTGAGTGGGACAAAGGACCGTCTGATGGATTTGGCGATGATGATATTCCGTTTTAGAGGTGGCAATGGAAAATAATAAACCCAAACTTTACCAAAGCAAAAATGATTTTGAATATCATTGGATTCCAGTGAGAGGTGGATATATTTTTGATGATGGTGACGAGGGAATAATGACGTTTATGTACGATGGTGAAGGCGTAATTATTAAAATGATGAGTGATTATGCTGAAATACATCAATATTATTTTTCTTTTTTAATTCACAAATTAAGAGACTTTAGCAATCAAATTGAAGCGTTTGAAGATGAATTTGAAGCGTCTGGTTATGATGAGAAATACGATGACGTTACTGTAAATGACAAATGCCAAATTTATTATTTTGAGGATGATGATGAACACCAAGGTTAAGTTACAGGTCCAGGTTCCGGTCCCGATTACCATGCTGTCTGACTCAGATATATTGGCTGAGTTAAATAGGCGAAACCTACTAATTAAATGGGTGCGTAAGGCTTTAAAACAGCCTTGCAAGCCTACTCTAAGCGAAGGAAAGGTCTATGGCTTCAAGTAATGACATTACGGGTGATACGATCCGCACAAAAGCTCCTAACGATAAATATTCGCTAGGATGGGATGCAATTTTTAATCAAAAAATTCCGGTTAATGAGCGCGCCAGAATAAAAGACAGGGTGGACCTTGGGTTATCTCCAAGCTGCATTATTGAAGAGTTTACTGTGAAGGATAACAAATTATGAATGATTTAATGAGTGAACAAGAACTTGAAAAGGTGACGGGATACAAAGCACAAGCCAAGCAGTGCAAGGTGTTAACTGACCACGGCATATTCTTTATGAAAGATGCGAATGGCACACCTCATGTCACCTGGTACAGTTTTAACAATCCGACTCATTTGCGATTTAATCAAGCTATAGCGCATAATGATGAACCGGATTTTGAAGCAATGGGTTTATAAATGGCTCCCAGGAAACGAATTAACGGCCCTGATTGGCTACCTGTGCGGTGTTATATAGGCAAGAGTGCTTATGAATATCGCCCTAAAAGCGGTGGCTGTGTGCGCTTAGGTAAATTAACTGAGCCTAAAGAAATCATTCTGGCAAAGTATCAATCTGCTAGATTGCTGCATGAGGAACCCACGGGTGCGTTTTCCGAATTAATTCGTGGGTACATGGCAAGTGTTAGATACTCAGATTTAATGCCAAGAACTAAAATAGATTATGCGCGATACGCTAAAAAGTTAGATTTAGTGTTTGGTAAGATGAATCGTCACCGTATTAAGCCGCATCACATAAGGCAGTATATGGATAAACGCAAAAAAGGTGGCGTGATTGTCCAGGCTAATCGGGAAAAGTCTTTTTTAAGCACAGTGTTTAGTTGGGCTTATGAAAATGGCAAAGTAAGCATGAACCCTGTTAAAGGTGTTCGCAAATTTAAAGAAACACCACGCCCTAGATACATTGAGGATTGGGAATATAATCTTTGGTTAGATCAGGCTTATATTAAGTGGCCTCTTCTGGCTGCGACTATGGAGATTAGCTATTGTTGCGCGGCTAGGCAGGCAGACGTTTGGAATTTAAGGCGAGAAAAATTACTAGACGATGGAATCCTTATAAAGCAGGGCAAAACAGGTAAAGAACAAATTAAAGAATGGAACCCACGATTAAGGGCTGCTGTTGATTTGGCCTTGTCCGTTCAAAAAGTTAAGAACTTTAAATTTATTTTCTGCAACAAAAAAGGTTATCACGAAACTCAAGACACATTACAAGAATGGGCTTTATTGGCTAAACGCAAAGCTAAATCAGAATACAATGGGGAGTTAAATATAGATTTTACTTTCCACGACATTAAGGCTAAAGCTATTTCTGACTACGACGGAAACAAGCAAGAATTTTCGGGTCACAAAACTCAGGCTCAAGTGGCAATCTATGATCGCAAAGTAAAGGTCACTCCCACCTTAAAATAGTCCAAAACTGGTTGCATGAACACCACTGTATATTCGGAAAAATATTCGGAAGTGTTCGGAAGTTAGTAAGGGCTATCGCTGAAAGGTAATGGTAATGGGGTGGACGATGGGGCTCGAACCCACGACCACCGGAATCACAATCTGAGGGTTAATTCAATTAAAACAAAGACTTAACCCTCTATTTCCGAACAATTCACGATTTTTACAACCCTAAACTGCCTGGCTTTTTTCAATTCTCAACACTGTATATTCGGAAAGTGTTTTCGCGAAAAACGACACTATAAAGTAAACCCTTCCCTAGTGCTAGAAAAAATTAATTTATTTTAGGGTGGTGTTAACTCGGTTAATCTGAGTGACTTAGAACCACCCACAAAAAAGACCACCCGTGGGTAGCCAAAGGTGGAGCCTTGGGGAATTACTT